GTGGAAATCCTAGTGCAGCACCAACAGGGAAAGCTATAGGTGGATCTGTTCAAAGAGGTCAAGCATATATGGTAGGTGAAAGAGGAGCAGAGTTATTTGTTCCTAGTAGAAGTGGATCTATTGTGCCTAATGATAAATTAAGTGGTGGTGCAGGTGTTGTTGTTAATCAAACCATTAACCTAAGTACAGGAGTTGCACAAACAGTTAGAACAGAAGTTTTAGGAATGTTGCCACAAATAGCTGAAGCTGCAAAAGGTGCAGTTTATGATGCTAGACGTAGAGGTGGACAATTCGGATCAGCATTTGGAGCATAAAAGATGGCTATAACATATCCATTAACATTACCTACAGTAACAGGTGTTCAATCGGTCAATTTTATTGCTAGAAATTCAGTAGGAACTACTGCATCACCTTTTACATATCAGCAACAAGTTTTTAAAAATTTAGGACAAAGATTTGAAGCTGATGTAACTTTACCACCTATGAAAAGAGCAGATGCTGAAGTCTGGAACACATTTTTTATAAAATTATATGGTAGTTTTGGAACTTTTTTATTAGGTGATCCCAATAGTGCAACACCTAGAGGAACTGCTTCAAGTTCACCCGGTACACCTTTAGTTAATGGTGCTAGTCAAACAGGTGACACTCTTAATATTGATGGTGTTCCTGCAAGTCAAACTGGCTATTTAAAAGCAGGTGATTATATTCAATTAGGTTCTGCAGCAACAGCTAGATTATATAAAGTTTTAGATGATGCAGATAGTAATGGATCTGGGGAAGTTGAATTAACTATTTATCCAGATTTAAGATCATCACCATCTGATGATGCGACAGTTGTGGTATCTAGTGCAGTTGGTTTATTTAGGTTAACAACACCTACACATAATTGGTCTATTAGTTCAGATGGCATTTATTCTATGACTTTTGGAGCAGCAGAAGCGATATGAGCAGGGATATAACAAGTGCAGTCAATACTATATTAGAAAGCAATTCGCTTTCACCTTTTTTTGCAATTGATTTAGAATTTGATGGAGGTAATTTTCTTGCTTGGACAGGCTATGGAGATATTAGTTTTGGTGGCACAACTTACATTGGTTCTGGGGATTTTCTTAATGTTTCTCAAATAAGCGAAACTGCTGATATTCAAGCTAATGGAATAAACATAAGTCTATCTGGAATACCATCTGAATTAATATCAAGTGCATTAAATGAAACTTATCAAGGCAGACCTGCTAAATTATATTTAGGATTATTAGATAGTAATAATGCTGTTGTTGCTGATCCCTATTTGATGTTTAGTGGTCGTATGGATACAATGGGCATAGAAGATAGTGGTGATACAGCTAATATAGGTATTACTGCCGAAAGTAGATTAATCGATTTAGAAAGAAGCAGAGAAAGAAGATATACATCTGAAGATCAGAAGATAGATTATCCAAATGATAAAGGATTAGAATTTATTGCTGATTTACAAGATAAAGAAATATTATGGGGTAGTTAATGGGATTTTTTAAAAATTTTGTTAAAGCATTAACTAACCCGGCAACATTAGTGGCAGCAGCAGCAGCAGTCTTTCTTGCTCCTACTACTGGTGGAAGTAGTTTGGTATTTTTTGCTAAAGCATATGTAGTAACTGCAGCATCAACAGCAGCTTTGCAAACATTTTCACCTAAACCTAAACTTCCTAGCTTCTCAGATTTTTCTTCTCAAAGTCAAAATAGAACACAAATGATTAAGCAACCAACTGTTGCTAGAAGAATGATTTATGGTGAAACAAGGGTTTCTGGTGTTCTAGGTTTTGCAGAAAGTACAGAAAATGATAAATATCTTCATCTAGTTATTTTAATGGCATCACATGAAGTTAATTCTATAGGGCAAATATATATTAATGATACTGCAATTACATTAGATGGAAGTGGTAATTGTACTGCTCCAACACAATATGCAAATTTAATTAGAATTAATAAACATCTAGGATCACCAACACAAGCAGCAGATACTGATCTTATTGCAGAAAGTAATGGTAAATGGACAGCAGATCATAAACTTAGTGGGATAGCTTATGTTTATGCAAGATTAGAATTTAATGCTGATGCATTTCCTAATGGATTGCCAAATATATCAGCTATAGTTCAAGGAAAGAAGTTATATGATCCTAGAACATCAACAACTGTTTACTCAACAAATCCTGCTTTAGCTATTAGAGATTATTTAACTGATAGTATTTATGGGTTTAATGCTTCATCTGATGAGATAGATGATACATCTTTTACAACTGCTGCTGATATATGTGATGAAAATGTTGCTTTGTCTGGTGGTGGAACAGAAAGCCGATATACAATAAATGGAACATTTGAAAGCAATGGTAGTCCTAAACAGATATTAGAAAATCTTTTAACTTCTATGGGTGGGTCAGTTATCTTTTCTAATGGCACATTTAAAACAAAAGCAGCTAAATATGTAACTCCAACTGTAACATTAGATGAGGGTGATTTAAGAGGTTCAATTTCATTACAATCAAGAAGATCAAGACGTGATAATTATAATGCAGTTAAAGGGATTTTTACTTCACCAGATAACAATTATATTGCTGCAGATTATCCTGCATTTACATCCACAACTTTCCAGAATGAAGATAATGGTGAACAAATATTTTTAGATTTAGATTTGCCATATACAACTTCTTCATCTATGGCACAAAGATTAGCTAAAATAGCTTTATTTAGGAATAGGCAACAAATAACTTTGAGTATGCCTTGCAAATTAAAAGCATTTCAATTGAATGTAGGGGATACAGTATCTATTACTAATACTAGATTTGGATTTAGCTCTAAGGTTTTTGAAGTTGGAGAATGGGATATTGTATTTGAAAATGATGCAAATGGAATACCTGTTATGGGAGTTGATTTAGTTCTAAGGGAATTAAATAGTGCTGTTTATGATTGGGATGCTGAAGAAAAAGTATTTCAGCAAGATAACACAATATTGCCAGATCCATTTGTGGTTACTACACCATCAATATCAGTATCAGATGAATTAAGGGTTTTTAATGAAGAAGCTGTATCTGTTTTAACTGTTAATGTTGTTAGTGGAAGTGCAAGAGTTATTGATTTTGAAGTTCAAGCAAAAAAAGCAGCAGATACACAATTTATCAATTTAGGTAAATCAAGCGCTAATTTATTTGAATTAGTAAATGTAGAAGATGGTGCAGTTTATGATGTTAGAGCAAGAGGGATTTCTAGATTAAGTAAATCTGATTTTGTTACAGCACAGCATCAAGTTGTGGGTAAAACAGAACCACCTGCAGATGTAACAAATTTTCAAGTTAATGTGATAGGAACAGAAGCACATTTATCTTGGACACCTGTGGCTGATCTTGATTTATCACATTATATTATAAGGCATTCACCTTTAACTAGTGGTGCAATATTCACAAATGCAACCACTTTAGTAGATAAAGTATCAAGACCTGCAAACACAGTAACAGTTCCTGCATTAACTGGAACTTACTTTGTGAGATCAGTTGATAAACTCGGACTAGCTTCAGCTAATGCAACAAGTAATGTTACTTTAATCGATGATATTAAAAATCTAAATTTAGTAGCTACATCAACACAACATCCTAGTTTTACAGGAGCAAAAACAAATGTTGTAGCGATTGAAGATGGTTTAATTTTAGATACTGAAAATCAATTTGATGATACTGCAGGTGATTTTGATGATGGTTTAGGGTTGTTTGATAGTGGTAGCGGAACAGTTGCATCAAGTGGCATTTATGAATTTGATACATTTGTTGATACAGGTAGTGTTTATACAAGTAGAATAACAGCTAATATTATTTCTGAACGTGTAGATTATGTGGATACCTTTGATAGTGCTACTGGATTATTTGATGATCGTGAGGGATTTTTTGATGGTGATGTTGCCACTTATGGAGATGTTGATGTTGAATTACAAATAGCTAGAACTAGAGATGATCCAACAACTGGATCACCAACTTATTTGCCATTTCAAAAATTTAATGTTGGTGATTATATTGGTAGGGGATTTAAATTTAGAGCAATTTTGACTAGTACAAATTCAGAGTCAACACCTAGAGTTCTACAATTATCAGTTACTGTTGATATGCCAGATAGGGTATATAGTGAAAATGATATAGCTAGTGGAACAGATACAAATGGTAAAGATGTAACATTTACACCGGCATTTAAAGCAATCTCTGGAATAGGCATAAGTGCAAGTAACTTAACAAGTGGCGATTATTATGTTATAACAAATAAAAGTGCTACAGGTTTCACAATAGAGTTCTTTAATAGTTCAGATGCGACAGTTGATAGAACTTTTGATTATGTCGTAAGAGGTTATGGAGAATTAGCAGCATGAGGATAAAATATGTCACAAAATGATTTTACTATTGCCAATCAAGGTTTCCCTGCTTTTAGAGCTGATTTAAATTCAGCTTTACAGGCTCTAGCTAGTAATAATTCTGGTGCAACAGAACCATCAACAATGTTCGCTAATATGTGGTGGTACGATAGTGCTAACAACATCATGTATATTAGAAACGAAGATAATGATGCGTGGATAAAGTTTGCAGAATTAGACCAGACTAATGATAAATTCGTTTTAAGTGGCACATTACAGCTAGATGATGGAACAGTATCAGCACCTGCTTTAACATTTAACTCTGATACAAATATGGGTATCTATAGAGGTGGCACAGATATATTAAAGTTCGTAACAGCAGGAACAGATGCTATCACGATAGATGCTAGTCAGAACGTGGGTATTGGTACTAGTCCTACACAAAAGTTAGATGTAGTTGGAAGTTCTGCAAATATTAGAGTTGCTGAAAGTGGTGGTGGTGATTTGCGAATGAATGTTAGTGGTTCAACTGGTGCAATTGGTACACATTCAAACCATCCCTTGTTGTTTAGAACAAACTCCACAGAACGTATGCGTATATCAGATGGCAACTTGTTAGTGGGTCACACTAGCCAATATTCACCAATAAGTAATGGTGGCTCTGGAATAACTCTTAATGCTAATGGACAGTTATTTGTAGGAGGTCAATTTCCATCATATTTTAATCTTGAAGATGGTGATGGTGACCTTATTTTATTTAGAAAAGATGGTGCTGATGTGGGAAGTGTTGGTACAAATTTTTCTAGGCTATTTATTGCATCTAATGGAAATGCAGGACTTAGATTTAGAGATGATTTAAATGGTATTACACCTTGTAATTCAGATGGTACTAATTCAGATAATGACCAATCTTTAGGTACATCGGGTGTTCGTTTTGATGACGCATACATAACTAATGGAGTCACTACAGGTTCTGATTTTAATGATAAACAAAACATAGAAACTTTAAGTGATGCAGAAGTAAGAGTTGCTACAGCATGTAAAGGACTTTTAAGAAAATGGAAATGGAAGTCAGCAGTTGCAGAAAAAGGTGACAATGCAAGAACTCACTTTGGTATCATAGCACAAGACCTACAAGATGCTTTTACAGCAGAGGGTTTAGATGCAGGTGACTATGCAATGTTTATGTCTAATACTTGGTGGGAACTTGATGGTGAAACATACGAAACAGAAGAAGAAGCACCAGAGGGTGCAACAGAAAATACTAGATTAGGTGTTAGATATAGTGAGCTACTAGCATTTATCATATCTGCAATTTAACTAACAGGAGCAAACAATGGCAGTAACTTATGAATGGCAAGTGTCCAATATGGAACGTAATTTAGCTGATGGTGGTGTAACTATTGTGCATTGGAATTGTGTAGGTACAGAGAATGAAATATCTTCTCGTTCTTATGGAACAACATCACACACACCAGATGCTTCAGCTTCAGACTTTGTAGCATTTGATGACCTAACTGAAGAAGTGGTTTTAGGTTGGGTTCATGCTTCTATAGATAGAGATGAAATTGAAGCAAACATATCATCAAAGATAGATGCTTTAGCAAATCCAACAACAGCAAGTGGAGTATCTTGGTAATGTCAGAAACAGTAACAATTAATGATAAAGAGTTTAAGTTTGAAGATTTAGATGAAAGTCAAAAATATTATTATTCGCAGATAAAACTCACACAACAAGAAGCCGATAGTTTAAA